CTTTCGTGACAGCACAGCAGAACAAAGATTACTCAACGATTTGACTATAGAGACAATTCGTGCAATGGGTAGAGATATGATTTACATACCAAGAAACTATGTAAATTTAGATGAATTGTTTGGCGAAGATATTCAAAACAAATTCACAGACGCATATGCAATAGAAATGTATATTAAAAATGTCTTGCAATTTGATGGACAGGGTGATGTTATCAGTAAATTTGGAATTAACATTACTGATAGAGTTTCTTTAGTTTTATCAAAAACACGGTTTGAACAAGAAATAACAACCAAAGATTCTGAAATAAAATATCCAAGAGTTGGTGATCTTGTTTACTTTCCTTTAAGCAATTCTTTGTTTGAAATAAACTATGTAAACAAAAGAGATCCATTTTATCAATTTGGAACACTAACAACTTATACACTAGAATGTGAACTCTTCTCCTATAGCAATGAAGAAATTACCACAGGTATAAGCGATATTGACACGATAGAGGATGATCGAAAAGAATACGCTCTTAAAATGTTTATTGGAGTTACTGCACAAGATCCCATATATGGATATTATTATGCAGGAGAAACCTTATATCAAGTTTCTGGTATAAGTGGTGCGGGAGCAACATTGGCAAACGCAACAGCAACAGCAACACTAGTAGAGCAAACAGACGGAATTACTTACGATATTTTGTATCTTGGAAATGTTTCTGGAACCTTCGTTACTGGTTCTGGACAGACAATTAAAGGAGCAAACTCTGGTGCTGAATTCCAAGTACAACAAACTACTACTACAAATGTTCTTATACAGAAAGATCCAACGAATACAACCTCTGCTGATAAAGACAACGATATTTTGCAATTCAAAAACACAAGCGGATCAATTTTTGACTTCACAGAAACAGATCCATTCTCGGAAGGTAAATATTAATGTTTGGAATAAACTCAAGTTACTATAATGAAAGTATAAGAAAGCTCGTAATAGCGTTTGGTTCGATATTTAATGAAATTTATTTATCTAAATTTGATGCATCTGGAAATGTTACAGAAAAAGTAAGAGTTCCAATAACATACGGTCCAAAAGAAAAATTTGTTCGTAGATTGAGGGAAGATAGTACAATAACCGATAACGCCCATGTTCAAATTACATTACCGAGGTTTGGATTTGATATAACAACATATTTGTATGATCCGACAAGAAAAATAAATAAAATGAAAAAAATTGTCAGTGAATCCAATGGAACTGAAAGTTCAATGTGGGCCGAAGTTCCATATAATATAAATTTTGGTTTATATCTTTTTACCAGAAATGTTACTGATAATTTACAAATAATTGAACAAGTATTGCCAAATTTTTCTCCAGACTTTACAGTAACATTAAAAATGAATAAATTGGCAACAAAGGTAGACATTCCGATTATTTTAAACTCGGTCGCGTCTAATGAAGATTATGAAGGTGATTTTGGAAACAGAAGACTGCTAACGACTGTTTTTGATTTTACTGCAAAGGCATATGTTTATGGTCAAATCAAAGACAGAACACCACTTTCAATCGAAACATCTGAAGTTAACTTTTTCGATGGTTTACTGGGATCGACCGCAAGTCCTTCAAACTTCCTAACAGATTTTGGTTGGACAGGAGACTCTGCAACTGGAAGTACAACAAGTACAAATGGATCAAATGTAATATGAGGTATATAATATGTCTGAAGAAAAAATATCAAAAGCTCTCGAAATAAAATACGAAGGTTCCGAAAAACCAAAGGAAGCAGTTGTAGATAAAAAGCAACTTGCACAAATGAAAAAAGAAAGAAGAGAGCAACTTCTTAATACAGATTTTGATACTGCCAGAGATGGAATAAAAGATCTTATTAACACAGGTATGGATGCTGTTGATGGAATAATGAAAGTTGCTATTGCAGGGGATCAACCAAGAGCATACGAAGTTGCTGCAACTCTTCTTAAAACTCTTAGCGATATGAATAAAGATTTGCTTGAGATACACAAACAAGCAAATGAAGCAGAAAAAGAAAAAATATCGGTAAAGAACACAACAAACAATTCAATATACGTTGGTTCTACAACTGACTTGCAAAATCTATTAAATAAATCGAGAAGTCAATTTAAATCAGATTCCGAAGACGATACTGTAATAGATGTAGAAAGCGAAGAAGATGCCAGTTAAATACAACAGAAAAGGTTATTTAGGAAATAAAAACTTAAAACCAGTTGGCGTAAAAATAGACTTCACCAAAGATCAAGTTGAAGAATATTTAAAATGCGCCAATGATCCATTATACTTTGCAAAAAATTATATTAAAGTTGTATCTCTAGACTCGGGTGTTGTACCTTTTGATTTATATGACTACCAAGAAAAAATAGTAGAAACATTAGCAAAAAATAGACACGTTATTTGCAAACTCCCCAGACAATCTGGAAAAACAACAACAGTTGGACCTGGTTATCTTCTTGGAAAAGTATTATTCAATCAAAACATGAATATTGCTATTCTTGCAAACAAGCAATCTGCGGCAAGAGAAGTTCTTGCAAGAATTAAAATGGCATATGAATACTTGCCCCTATGGATGCAACAAGGAATAGTTGAATGGAATAAGCATTCAATTCAATTAGAGAATGGTTCTAGAATAATTGCAGCTGCTACGAGTTCAAGTGCCGTCCGTGGTGGATCTTTTAACATTATTCTTTTGGACGAGTTCGGTCACGTTCCCACCAATGTCTCTGAAGAATTTTTCAGTTCAGTTTATCCAACAGTAACATCTGGTCAGACTACTCAAGTTATTATTATTTCGACACCCAACGGATTGAATATGTTTTATCAATTCTGGAAAGGTGCAATCAACCACAAAAACGAATATGTGCCTATTGAGGTGCATTGGAGTCAAGTTCCAGCATATCCCGGTGGACCTCTCCGCGACGAAGAGTGGAAAAGCAAGACAATACAAAACACATCCGAAAGGCAATTTCAACAAGAATTCGAGTGTGATTTTATTGGTTCTAGCAATACTTTAATATCCTCTACCAAATTAAATAGTTTGTATTGGAAACAACCTTTAATTAAAAATAAAGATGGATATTGGATTTATGAAGAACCAATAAGACATCAAAAAGAAGAAGATAATGTAGTAAAAGATCATGTTTATTTCATGACGGTGGATACATCCAGAGGACAGGGAAAAGATTATAGTGCAATTGTTGTATTAGATGTCACCCAAACCCCATACAAAATAGTCGCAAAATATAAAAATAATATAATTTCACCATTGGTTCTGCCATCAATAGTTCGATCAATAGGCAAAAAATATAATAATGCGTATTGTTTAGTCGAAGTAAATGATATTGGTGGTCAGGTTGCTGATATTTTGCATAATGATTTAGAATATGAAAATTTGATTAAAGTAAATGTTTTAGGAAGAAAAGGACAAATAATTAGCGAATTTGGTCGATCCCAACAAATGGGTGTTCGAACAACAACAATTGTTAAGAAATTAGGATGCTCTGTTCTTAAAAATTTAATAGAACAAGATAAATTAATTGTCGAAGATATTGATGTTATTGACGAACTAACAACTTTTATAGCAAAAAGGAATAGTTTTGAAGCAGATGATGGTCACAATGATGATTTAGTAATGTGTTTGGTATTTTTTGCATGGGCGACTAGACAAGATTTTTTCAAAAATTTAACAGATTTAGATGTTCGTCTGGAAATGTATAAAAATGAAATAGAAAAAATAGAATCAGAAATTATGCCTTTTGGTTTTTTTGACGATGGAACACCAGAAACCCAAAAATCAGAAAAAATTGGCGAAGATTATTGGATTCTTAGCGATAAACCATTAAAAAAGGTCGAATTTGATACGCCAATTGATATGAAATTATGGTTTTGATCAAAACCTAGAAAACAATATATAATTTAAGACATATTCTAATACGATCAAGGAGAAGAAAAAATGGCAAGACCAAATGTTACAATAAGAATAGTGGATGAATCGCTTTCGCCTCCATTTGGCGAAGTTTTAGGACCAGCAAGAGGCGCATTAGTTTCTGCTGACGGTCTTTTATTAAGAATGGGTGACACTGCTGAAAGACAACAAGGGTATCTCTTTACTGAAAACGTAAATAATTGGTTTTCTCGCTTAAGGGATTACACATATAGAACAAATTTGGCGGCTTCATTTACTGGTGGAACATTGAGTGCATCGATTGGTCCATCTGCCGCGGCATTTATTAGTGCTACAAATGCAAATAATGGATCAAACTGGGCATCGGAGTGGTGGGCAGTTCATAATTTCTTGCAATATGGAGCAGGATGCTATGTTAGCGGAACTGGTGCATCAGCAAACACAGTAAATGTTTACACAGCACTCCAACCATCGGAGTTGGACTTTGATGTTGTATTTATGGGTGGAACTGCGGCCGTTGATGTTACAAATATGGCCGCGGTCGTTGACGCAAAATTAGGAACAGATTTTGCAGTTATGGGTGTTCAATGCAGCACATCTGTTACTGTTCCATCAACTGCTCCGACATCAAATCTAAATGAAAATTACATTCACACATGGGGTCATAAACTTCATTTCGATACCGCCGGAGATTTAATCAGAACAAATGTATCTCCAGATGTTGCAGGATGCTTGGCGAGAACCGACAGAGATTTTTATCCTTGGTTCTCTCCTGCTGGAAGAGTTCGTGGAAGAATTTTAAATGTTGTTCGTTTGGAAACAAATCCAACAGCAGCAGAGCAAGATACTATGTTTGACGCGGGAATTAATCCAATAGTTACATTCCCAGGCGAAGGAACTATACTCTTCGGAGATAAAACTGGTGCAGCAGAAACATCTACTCTTTCGAGAATAAATGTTTCTAGATTGTTCATATATCTAAGAAGATTGTTGTCTCCTGTTGCAAGAGCAATTTTGTTCGAGCAAAACGATGAAACAACAAGAGCAAGATTCCGTCTTGCAGCAGATAGCGCATTGAATACAATCAAAGGTCAACGAGGTATTTCTGACTATAGAATTATATGCGATAGCACAAATAACACTCCTGACCTCATTCAACAAAGAATATTTGTTGCAGATATTTTAGTCAAACCAGTAACTGCAATCAATTATGTAAGATTGACATTTACAAATAAGAATCTAAGTGATCCCTTATAATTTGAATAAATATTAAAAGGAAAGAAAAGGGAGAAAATAAATGGCAACAGGAATAACAGATTTCAGAAGTAGGTTTTATGGTCATAGACCAAATAGATTTTTAATTGCTGGTGGGTTTCCAACAGCAGTATCGGCAGTAAATGAAGATACCGGAGTGTCGCCGGCAAGGGGTCAGTTGGATTATGATATATACTGCAAAGCAACACAAGTGCCTGGTTCTAGCATAGGGGTTATACCAATCGCTTGGCAAGGAAGAACAGTTAAATTTTCAAGCGAAAGAACATACGCCGACTGGACAATTCAAATTTATGATTCAAGTTTGCAATCTCAAAATCTTAGACAAATGTTTGAGAATTGGATCAATTTGATGAATCATAGAACTGATCACACATTAGATTATAGTTTGACATCAAATTGGCAAGTATCATTTAATGATGTAGTAAAATCTATTTCTAACACTTCCCAATCAAGTCATCAAGAAACATATACATTGTATAACTGTTTCCCGATAGATATTTCTCCAATAGATCTTTCATATGACATGGCAGATTCTTTTGCAGAAATAACAGTAACATTGGCATATGATTATTGGGCTCCAAATGGTGCAGCAAACCCCGAAAGTAGTCAATAAAAAGTAATTAAGGAGAATTTTATATTATGGGTTTAATAGATAGAGTGTTTGGTTTTTCTTTTAAGAAAAACGATATTCCGACAAGAGAGAACGACTTAGGAGGGCTGGAACAACCAAAGTCCCAGCCCTCCTTTGTTGCTCAAGAAGATTACGATGGAACTTATGTCATCGAAGGTGGCGGTTTTTTCAGTAGTTATTTTGATTTTGGTGGTGCTCTTGTTCAAGAGAACACACAAATTCAACAATATCGTTCGATGGCAATGTATCCAGAAGTCGATAGAGCAATTCAAGATATTGTAAATGATTCCATAGTTTTTGATGGTGAATATGAGTGTGTAAAATTAGATTTAGATAATGTCACTTCTATTTCTGATAACATCAAAAACAAAATTCACCAAGAATTTAAAACAGTTAAAAAACTATTAGATTTTTCAAATAAAGCAGATGATATTTTTAG